ACCCACCGGGCGCCAGCGGGCGTTGGACCGGCCGGCCTGCTCGGTCGGGTAGAAGTTGATGTCGACGACCCGGTCGAGGAACGTCACGGCGGTACGGACGGTGGAGTCCAGCCGCTCCCAGTCGATCTCGCCGTCGGCCACGAACGCCCCGAGGTTGACCGAACCGAGGTTGCACGGCTCGGCAGGCGTCAGCAAAGCCTCCCCGCATGGGTTGGTGGTGTAGACCCCATCAACCTCGCCAACGGCGCTCAGAGACGAGTTCCAGAAGCCAGGCTCCCCGTTGGTCAGGGCAGACTCAGCGAGCTGGTTGAGTACGAGCTGAGCACCTATGTGCCCGTCGTGTACCGCCTCAATGAAGGAGTCATCTACCTCGATCGATATGTTCGTTGTCCAGTGCCGAGACTGGTCCGCCTTGCAGGCCAGGAACTCGTCAATCTGCGGGTCGTCCCATCGCATGATGGACATGCGAGCGGAGCGACGGACACCACCGGAGACGATGCACCGGGCGATCTCGTGATCGATCTCCATGGCAGACATGCCGTCAAGCGGAGCCCACATAACAGGCCCGAACACAGCGCGAGTCAGGATCTTGCCGACGTTCACCAACATCTCAGCGAACGGCAGCGGACCCGAAGCGGTCCCGCCGAAGGATCGCAGCGGGGCGCCCTTGAACCGGACTCGGGACACGTCATACACGCGGTCCTGGTGCCGGGTCTTGGAATCGTGGGCAGTCCGGATGAGATCGCCCAGGGCCTCCGCCCAACCCTCTCGGGAGTCCTCCACGCCGTAGGCGCCGGCCCACGTGTGGCTGTACTCCGTGGAGATCAGACCAGCCTCAGCCATCTCCTCGAAGTCAGGGTGGCTCGGGTCGCACACGATGTGCACCTTCACCGGGCTCACGATGTCCGGGAACTCACTGAGGTAGTGGTTGCTGTAGTTGGCTCCGACGCCTCCGCCCTCTGCGAGCCGCAGCAGCGTGAACGTGAAGTGTTCCTCAGGGTACTCGGGGTACCAGCCCGCAGCCCAACAGTTGTTGAGCGCGTAATCGTTGACGCCGCTCGACTTCAGATGACGCCCCGCGGGCATCACCTTCCAGGACTCGATCAGCTCGACCAGGCGCTCAGCCTCACCCGGCTCGATGTACCTCTCATCGACAAGGGCCACGTTGCCGGCGACCACGCGCCGCACGGTCTCAGGCCAGGTCTCCAACGTCCCGTCCGGCTTCTCTCGCCGGTAGGTGCGCTCATAGACAGTCTTAGCAGTGGGGGTCTTCCAGTCAGTCAGGGTCTTACCGTCCTGTTCGTATGTTTCGGTTCATCTCAGCGGTGAGAGCGTCGATCGCTCGATATCCCCGCTTGCGATCGGTCTCGTTCACGGGCGAAAGGCCATAGACGAACAGCCGCATGATCGCCTCTTGGTAATCACGGTTAACGCGCTTGATGGCCTTCTCGGCGTCCATCCGGGCAGAGAGGATGTTGTCCGTTATGACACAACGGGTCAGGTCGTCCTTCTTGCCGATCTGGTCAGACACCTCGGCGTCTGTGTAGACGAACGACCGCATCACCCCCCGCACCTCGTCAGGGGTATAGAAGTACTGGTCATCCATCAAATCCAGATACGCCCGCTCCTTGGCGGCATAGCGCCGGCCTGCGGTGTAGAAGATCTTCCGGAGAACTTCCTCATTGCCCTGGTACTGAGAGACGATGTGCTGCTCTTTCACCGCGTGGAGCATGATTTCCTGCTTCACGTCGTCAGGCTCAACGATCTGCCACTTACCCGCGATCTCGTATGCGATCTTCTCTGCAAGGGCCGTAAGCGGCTCCCAGTTGATGATGTCCGTCATTCACTCTTTCCCTTTTGCGCGAACTGGCCCCGAGGCCCACGCTTGATCTCCCCGTACCGCACACCTTCCACGACAAAAGAGCCGTCATCCTCAACCGGAATGGCCTGAGGAGTGGCGCCATACTTACCGACATAGAAGAGGCCGAAGCCCTTTTGCCAGTTAGCGGGTCCGTTCTTCAGGTATCCGGCCTTCTTCACGTCCATGAGATGCCCGACCTCGAACCCGTAGATGGTCTTCAGCTTCCCGTTATGGCCCGTTGTGTGAGGCGAGACCGCCAGGCGGTGAGTGTGGCCCATGACGACCGAGACACCCGCTTTCACGGCCTTGAGCCGGGCCGTGGCACCGGGCACTTGATTCAGGCCGGGCGACTCGTGCCCGTGAATCGCTACCCAGCCTGGCGCGAAGTTGTAGTAAGGCTGAAGCTTCCGAACGTCGTAGGACTCGAAGTCCAACAAATTCTCAAAGCGATAGAACGAGTCCTGTGCTGCAAGTGCCGGCGCCCGGCTCGCAAGGTACTTCTGGGGGCGCTCGTCGTGATTTCCTTCCAGGATTCCCACGGGGCCGCTGTAAACGTCCCGCAGGGGCTCAAGGAAGTACGCCTTGACGTACTCGGAATCCTTGATCACGTTGCCCTCGAACTCCGCCCTGGTCCCCGCGGACCAACGGGACGGGGCCGGGTGGTCCACCAGGTCCCCGATCTGGATAACCTCGTCCGGCTGATACTCCCCGATGAACTGGATGACGTTCTTGAGAGCCCTCTTGTCCTCGAAAGGCGCCTGAACGTCGGATACGACTACAACGCGCTTCACGCATTCTCCAGACGCTCTATCTCGCGGTTGATGTACCAGGCCGCCTTACGCAGGTCCGTAAGCGGCTCGTCGTGCTTGTGGCCGGCGCGCATGATGTACTTCAGCGCGTTGCCAAGGGTGAAGTTGAAAAGCTCCGTGATGTCGATGACCTCGACGCCGTTGGGGAGCCAGGTGTAATGCGACGGGTGATTCACCTCGTCGTCCGGCTTCTCGTCGCCGCCCAGTGACGACAGCTCGTCCCCGGCAAAGGCGAGGGAGATACCACTCGCGAACGTCACCTCGTAGGGGAAGGGGTCGCCCTCGTGGAGGTTCGTGATGACAGCCCGCTCGCCCTTGAACTGCCGCGTGTAGATCGTGGAGGGGCGGGAGATGGAGACGATCTGCCCAAGCTCGAAGCTCACTCGGCCTCCAGCTCGTCATCCTCGAAGAACGCGCCCAGGGCATCGAATCCGCCGTCAGGGTTGTCCAGAAGAACCGAGGTGGCCTCCTCGACCTGGGCATAGTTCACGGCCTCGACCGTTCCCGTGAGGCCGGCCGTCCCGTCCTTCAGGGTGGCCTTCACCCGGACTCGCGTTCCGGGCTTCCACTTCGACTTCACAGGCCGATCCTTTCTCGCAGGGCAGCAGCCCCGTACTCATGAAGGAATGAATTGGTGTCGTGGCCATCGGTGAAGACGATGACCTTGGCATTGGGGAGAAGGGCGGCAAGCTTCTCGGCCGCCTTGATTCCCGGCTCGTCTCCGTCAGCGATCACGTAAACGGTCTCGAATCCGATCAGGGGCGGGATGAAGTGGTCTCGCCATGCGCCGGTGCCCTGATAGGCGATGGCCGGCACCCCAACGGATTCCCAGACCGCTGCGTCGAACTCGCCTTCGGTGACGACGATGAACGGGGTTTCGGTGATGAGAGCCGTCGTGTTGAAGAGCCGGGGCGCGTCACCGGGGAGACCCCAGTACTTCCCGTACCACTTCTTGTGACTGTCGTGGTTTTCCTTGCGGGTGGGGGCGAAGTAGTTACCTGCCTCGTCCTTCACGCATTCGTCAGCGATACACCTGAATCGCACGGTGGCGACGCCATGGGGTCCGCCTGCCGGCCGCAGATACGGGAGAACCAGCATTCCCGTTCGCTGCTCATGACCAGTCAGCGCCGAACCGACGTATCCGAGGCGGAACTTCTCGGCCACGTCTCCCAGGCCGCGAGCCTTGATGTACTCCTCGGCCGGACTCCCCTTGAACTGCTGGAAGTACGTCCGAGCCGCCTCCACCGAACCGTTCATGTGCCCAGAGCTGAGCTTTTCGGAAGCCAAGTCCTTCCTCTCGCATTACAACGTCTATCGAGTCTTCAGAGACATCGCAGACGAAACAGTTCCATCGCTGCTTCTCTGTGTTCACTGAGGCGCTGGGATTCTCGTCCACGTGAAGCGGGCAGGGGATCTTGGACCACCCTGCCCGCTCTTTCACGTCTATTGAGTAGTAGTGCTTCAGCACCTCAGCAATTGGCGGCCTAACGACCGCTTGCGGTTGCCGGCTGGTCACCGATCCGCCTCACGTGAACGGGAAAGTTGTACTGGCGGTTCGCGCAGCCCATGTATTCCTTCTCACCACGCCACTTGCGGTAGTCGAACTTGATGCTCGCCTCAGACATCGTCTGCCTCTCGGTTATCCACGTGGTACCGCGGCCCAAGCAATCGGGACGCTGGAGGGTCTTCTAGGTAAGCGGCTGCATTGCGCAGAATTGCGGGATTGTCCTTGGCGTACGGGAGGATCTTCCGGTTACAGGCCCGGCAGGTGAGTCCGCGTACGAGGCCGGTTTTGTGGTCGTGGTCTACGTCGAGCCGGTATCGCCTCGGCTCCGTGCAGATGGCACAGACCTTGCCTTGGTACTCGAAGAGGGCCTGATATTCCCCAGCCGCTAGACCGTAGGTGTTGGTCACACGGGATTCGTGTGACGCAGCCCTTCGAGTCGACTTCCTACAGGTCGAGCACACCCGACCCTTCGGGGTGAAGAATTTCTCCGCACGGTTTTTCTGACATCGCGTGCACTGCCGGTATCCGGCACGAGGTTTAGACACGCGGCCTCAGAGCCGCCTCAAGCTTGAGCTGGTTCTTGAGGGAGACAGCCTCATCGGCAAGGCTCTGGAGATGAGATAGGGGGAGGACTTCCCATGCCGGCCCGGATTCGGTCGGCATCGACACTGCGACGACCTGAGCGGCGCTGTAGCGAGTGTGGAACTTCAGTTCCTTCGCCAGACGGTAGACCCGCATTCGCTTCGCATTCTCAACTGTGAGAACGAGAGCGACTACACCCCCACCGGCCTTCTGAATCTGATTGCCCGAGATCTGCGGGTTCTCATTGAGAAGAACATCCACGATTTCGCGCTTGAGGTCGTATCCGCAAGTTCGGTTCATTTCCCCTCCCCTTTCCCTATTACCAACATAGATCGCGGGCGTCGCAGTTTCAAGTTTCGGAAGCCTCGATTCCGTGTGACGTAGATTACTTAGAGGCCGCCTGCCACGTCCGTGAGCTGCATGTTCACCTTGTTGAACTCGTAGGACGAGAAGGTTTGTCCAGATGAGTCCTCGAAACCTTCCCGGTTCTTGACCGGGGAGACGTGGAGGATTCTCCCGTCCATGCCGTCGATTTCCTTATGGATCGTCAGAATCACATTCGGGACACGGCCGATCTTGCCCTTCACGCCCGAGAGCGGGATGGGCTGGAGACCATCGGAGTACTCGCCCGTTACGTGGTGCAGGGACAGGACATGGGCGCCGGTGACCCGAGCCATGTCAGACATGTACTCGCACATGGCTTCCAAGCCGAAGGTGAAGGACTCCGCGCTGTCGTTCGCGGCGTCGCCGGCCACGTTGGTGATGTTGTCCACCACGATCAAGTGCGGGAATATGCCGAACACTTCGCGGTATGCCTTGAGGTCACGCTCAATCGTCATGAGCGTGGGTCGAGCCTCGTAGTTGAACCTGATCCACCACCGCTTCGCGAGGTACTTCAGGTACTCCCCGAACTCGTCCTTCAGGAGCCGGCTCTTCACGTCCCTCACGTTGTCGCCCGTGAGGATGGCCGTGGCCCTGGTGAGCTGGGTAGCGGCGTTGCTGTCGGCGCTGTAGTACATCACCGGGATGTTCCCGTACAGCGCCAGGTTCAGGGCGAACAGTGACTTGCCTGTGCCGGGTCCGGCAGCGACGAGCGAGAACTCACCGCGCCGGAACTCGACCTCATGACGAGCCAGGCCCACAAATGGAGAAGGGAGCGGTTCCCCTGCCGCTCCCTTGACCAACACCGACTGTGGAAGGCTGTAGATGGGGGTTCTCCTTAGTCGTGCTCGTAGAACTCAACCTCGATGCCGTCCTTCCGGACGGTCACCAGGGCGTGATCCCCGAAGGCGTTGAGAAGGGCCGACTCGTATTGCCCGCTGGTGATGGCCTCGTTGAGGGCCTTGACGCGCCGATAGCGCTTCTCGTCCGTCCCCTCGTAACCGACCTCGACGTACTGACTCTCCCACCCTTCGCCTACGTAGTCGTATACGCCGTGGCCAAGGCTCGGATGGTTCCAGAGGGAGAGGTCGTAGTCGTCGTACTCGCGCTTCTCGTTGTCCACCTCTTCAGTGGTGCGAACCCAGATCTCACCGACGCTGAACTCACAGACATCGCCATCGTTGAAATAG